TTCAAATGATGTTCTAGGAGGTGAATAATAGTAGCCTCTTAGAACTTTTTTATCCAATTTAATTAAAAACATCTTCAATATTTTTATATATTTGCATATTACAACCTATAAAAAACAAAGAATAGTCGGTACTTTTTTCTAACTTTATTTTGAATTTATAGAATTTTAATTGATGTATATAATGCTTATAGGTTGTAACTAGTGGTAGTAATTTATTTGCTACCACTTTTCATTGAAATCATTGTTATCTATTATATTTTTAACTTACATACCACAAAATACCTGAACAATAAATCTCATAAGTTTATGATAGTGGTATGTAAGTTTTTACTAACCTTAAAAATTTAAAACTATGCTAGTACAAAGAAGAAACAAAAGTGTAGAAAAATGTACACTAAGTAAAATTTATTTACAAGAATCTCAAAATTCCAAATTAGAATTTAGAGGAATTGCTAAAATAGAAGATGTAAGAAAAGCTTATTCAAACTCTAATTACATCTTAGTTATAAAAGTAGTGAATTTTAATATCCATACAGGTTTTGAAAGAGAGGTATATATTTACCCATCAGTATTAACTATAAATTAAAAATTAAAAAAATGTATGTATTTTTGATTGTAGGATTGATAATGCTCTTAATTTTCTTTGTAGTATATTTACTATTAGAAAATTATAATAAAAATGAATATATAATAGAATTAGAAGAGAAAGTTTATACTTTAGATATTATTTCTAAGAAGTATAAAAAGTCTTTAGATTTTTATAAAGATTACTATGACAATTCTAACATATAAAAAATAGTGACTAGTATGCTGCTGTAGTAAGAGTTTGAACTTTGCATAAAAATACTCAATGTCCACATAGTGTTTTGTGATTGATTATGGTATAAAAAATGCAGATAAGATTCTACGAGTTACTAAGAGTTGAATCCTCACTAAAATTTGTGCAAATTTTACTTTTATAGTAACTTTTGCACATTTTTATTTTTTTGTTTTTAACACAATAGAAACTAGAAAACATAAAATTATGGGAATATTAGATAAGAAAATTCTCCTGTTTGATATTGAGACTGATGGATTACTAGACAATTTAACTAAAATACACTGTCTAGCATATACTGAAATTTTAATAGAAAAAGGAGAAATTGTAGAATCTGAAATTAAATCTACATCTGATGTAAAAGAAATAAAATCCATAGTAAATAGAGCAGAAGCTTTGCTGGGCCACAATATCATACAATATGATATTCCAGCTTTAAAAAAATTAGGTCTTTTAAATAAGCAAATACCTACAATAGACACACTTGGACTATCTTGGTATACACAAAATACTAGAGAAAAACATGGTCTAGAACAATATGGTGATGAATTTAAAATTCCTAAACCTAAAATAGCAGATTGGAAAAATCTAACTACTGAAGAATATCTTAACAGATGTGAAATGGATGTTAGAATAAATTTACAATTATTTAAAAACCAGTTTGAGCTTCTTAAAAAAATCTATGGTAAAAAAGAGGGAGTTGAAAAACTTATAAATTATACCTCTTTTAAACTAGATTGTATTAGGGAACAAGAAGAAAATCCTCTTAGAATAGATTTAGAAAAAGCTAGAGAAAATATGAATAAATTGGCTAAAATGAGAGATGAAAAATTTGAAATCTTAAAACAGCATATGCCAAATGTAATTCATTATAAAAAAATCTCTAAACCTTCTAAACCTTATAAAAAAGATGGTTCTTTATCTGCAGCAGGAATAAAATGGTTTAAATTACTAGAAGAAAATAATCTACCTGAAGATTATGAAGATGAAGTAGAAGTAATACATAAAACTGAAGAACCTAATCCTCAGTCAGTCAGTCAAATAAAAGATTGGCTTTATTCTTTAGGATGGAAACCTGATAAATTTACTGAAAGAGTAAATACTAAAGGAGAAATAAACAAAGTCCCTCAAATTTATGATGGAGAGGTTATTTGTAATTCCATTAGGAATATGTTTGAAGAATATCCTTATCTAGAAAACCTAGATATGATTGGTAAAATAAAACATAGGTATGGAATTTTTAAAAGTTTTTTAAGCATGGATAAAGAATATGTACCATCACTAATAGCTGGCTTTACCAACACATTTAGGGTAAAGCATGTAAAACCATTTGCTAATATGCCTAAAGTAGGTACTTTCTTTGGAGCTGAAATTAGAGGTTGTATAGTAACTCCTGAAAATAAATTATGCTGTGGTAGTGATTGTTCTGCTTTAGAATCCACAACTCAAGACCATTACATGATGTATTTTGACCCTGAATATGTTAGAGATAAAAGAACACCAGGTTATGATGCTCACACTGATATTGCAGTATTAGCAAATATAATGACACCTGAAGAAGAGAAATTTTTTAAGTGGTATAATTCAAAAAAATCGTAATTTTGTGGTATCTTTTAACATATTATAAAATGGAAAAAACTTTAAATTTTATACAAAAAGCTAAAAAAATATATGGTGATAGGTTTGATTATAGTAATACTGTTTATGTAAATAGTAGAACTAAAGTTGAAATAATATGTAAAAAACATGAAAGTTTTTTACAATTACCTTTAAACCATTTGAGACAAAATTGCCCTAATTGTAATAAAGAGAAAAGGTCAATAGCAACTAAAAATTCATTTGAAGATTTTAAAAAACATTTAAGTAAAGAGCATTTAGAAAAATATGATTACAGTAAAACAGAAAGTTTTGGTTTTAAAGATATTGTTACCATAACTTGTCCTATTCATGGAGATTTTAAACAAAAAATAAAAAATCATATAGAATCTAAAGGATGTTATCAGTGTGGAAGAGATTCACATTTTAAGACAACAACAAAATCTCTAAAAGAAAATTTAAAAAATATTAACCTTAAGAGTAATATAAAAATTTTAACTGAATTAGATAAAAAAGTATCTAATAAATCAAAAATAAAATGTGAATGTATTTTTCATGGCATATTTTATCAAACATTAGTTTTACTTAAAAGGGGCACATTTTGTGCAAAATGTTCAAAAATTGGTTATTCAAGAACTGAATTTTTAAATTTTTGTAAAAATAAAAAAATTAAAGAGGTTACATTTTATATAATTGAAATTTATGATACTAATGAAAGATTCTTAAAATTAGGTATAACAACTAAAACTGTACAAGAAAGATTTAGAAAATTAAATCTATCAGGTTATAGTTACAAGATTTTACATGTACTTAAGAGCAAACCTTTAAAAATTTGGAATCTTGAAAAGGAATTAAAAAAATTAAATTATGAAAATTACTATAAACCTTTAAGAATTTTTCCTGGTTATACTGAATGTTTTAAAAAAATAGATTATTATGACTTTTGAAGAAATGAAAAATCTTAGTGAAGAAGAACAAGCTAAGTTAATAAAAAAATTAAAACAGGGTAGAAATAAAGCAAAAACTGTAAATTTCTCTGGAGTTTATGGAGCTGGACCAGCTACAATAGCAAAAAATACAGGAATGAGCCTTAAAGAAGCTAGAGATTTGCATAAAATCTATTGGGAAAGAAATAAAGCTGTAAAATTAGTTTCTGAAAGTTTAAGAGTAAAAATCATTTTTAAAAATGGAAATATTGAAAACTTTAAGATAGCTGATTTAATGAATATTCCTAGAGAATACCAAAGAGATTTTAATAATGATGTAGAATCTATGTGGTTGTTTAACCCTGTATCTAAACTTTATCTACCATTTAGAAAAATAAAAGATGCATTTAGTACTTGTAATCAAAGTACGGGTGTATTTTTATTTGATAATTGGATTAGAGAAGTAAGAAAAAGAGGTATTAAAGTTTCACTTCAATATCATGATGAGATTTTGTTTTATCTAAATCCTGAAGATAAAGATAAGATTTCCAAAATACTTATAGAATCTATGGAGGTCATAAATAAAAATATCAAATTAAATGTACCTTTAGGATGTTCAATAGATTATGGTAAAGATTATGCAGAAGTTCATTAAATAAAATTTAAAAATTTGAAAGAATTAATATTAACAATAGTAAATATTTTTGCTTTTATTACTGCTATGCAAGTTGTATTGTATATTGTAGCAATATTAGCAAGAATATTTTCTAGTAATAAAAATAAAAAATAATGGAAACAATAGTAAAATTAGCAATTTATGGAGGTTTAATTTATTCACTAGCTGTAGTAATGAAATCTTCAATAAAAGAGTTAAAAGTTCAAGCAAAAAGGAATAAGATATTTTAACATTTTAAAACTTAAATAAAATGAAAATTGTAGGTGAATTTCTCTTCTGGATTGTTATCTTTGCAATATTAATTGTATTAGTAACAGTAGCAGAAATTTTATTAAAAACAGTAGGTTGGTTAATTCTTCCTATATATGTTTTTTATTTGTATTTAAAACAAAATAAACATGGCTGAAGATAAAAATAAGACAGCAATTCAAAATAAATTATTAGAAACAATTCCTAGTAATCCTCATGGATTATTACTAATTTCTCCTAGATTTGGGAAAACTTCTCTGACAATAAAAATTATAAAAAGAGATAATCCTAAAAAAATATTGTGGGTTACTCCTAATACAAAGCTCAGAGATGAGGATATTCCTAATGAATTTAGACTTTGGGATGCTGAGGAGTTTTTAGAAAAAACAGACATAATTTGCTATAGTTCTATGGCTAAATTGGAGGGAGAATATGATTTGGTAGTTCTTGATGAATACCAAAATGTAACTTCTGATAATTGTAGACCATTTTTTAATGGAAAAATAAAATATAAAAATATTTTAGGACTAAGTGGAACACATCCTAAACACGAGGAAAAAAGATTAATTTTTGAAAAATTAAATCTAATAGTTAAAGCTAGGTATGGAATAAATGAAGCTGTAGATGATAATGTAATTGCTCCATATGAAATTACTTGTATAGGAGTTCCATTAAATATGATTGATAAAAATGTGAAAGCTGGAAATGATAAGGTAACTTTTTATCAAACTGAAGAAAATGCCTACAATTATCATTGTAGAGCTATAGAGGAGAAAAAAATGTCTATGGGACAAGCTCCTATGTATATGTTTTTAAATAGAATGAAATTCATTCATAATGTAAAATCTAAGATTGATGCAGCCAAAAAGTATATAGATGGCTTACAAGGTAGAAAATTAGTTTTTTCTAGTTCTATTGAAAATAGTGAGAAGATTTCTAAAAATACTTACAATTCTAAAACAAATGATGAAAATTTAAATAAATTTATAAATGGAGAACTAGATATTTTATCTTGTGTTAATGCAGGAGGAACAGGTTTTACTTTTAAAAATGTAGACCATATTGTTATTGTACAGGTAGATTCTAATCAAAAAGGAAATACTGTACAAAAGATTGCTAGAGGACTAGTATATCAAGGAAAGGATTACATTTCTCAAATTCATATTTTTTATTGTAAAGACACAGTAGATAAATATTGGGTTGAGAAATCTTTAGAAGAGTTTGACAAAAGCAAAATAAAATGGCTGGAATTATAGATAAAATCCCTAATTTAAATTCTCAAATTAGGGATATTTTAGTAGAAAACAATATAAATCTAGAAGATGGCATAAGTTATTTGATTTGTATAAATTATGGATTAAAACCATCTTTTGTCCCTGTAGATTTAGAAAGGAAAATATTAGCAGTAGGTATTTTAAATAAAGACTTATCAACTAATACTATTTGTTGGAAAGTTCCTTTATTTGGAGAACAAACTACAAATTTTGAGTGGGTTTCAGAATGGATGGATTTATTTAAAAAAGTAAATCCTGGCAGAAGAGGTACAAAAACTGATGTACTGAGAAGAATGAAAAAATTCTTTGCTAATTTTCCTGATATTAGGAAAGATGAAGTTTTTTCTGCCACTTATAGATATATTCAGTCTGTAAATGACCCACAATATATCAAAAAATCTCACAAATTTATTTTTGAGCAAGATGGTTCATCAATGCTAAAAGATTATGTAGATGAGATTAGAAGGCTTGAAGATGGTAATGAATCTGAACTAATTTAAAATGGATAAATTTGGAGAAATATACCAGGAAATCCTACGCAATAAGGATAATCATGATGCTGGTTATTATAATTGTATTCCTTTTACTGGGCTTGATAGGTTAGAACATTTCATACCTGGAATTGAAAAAGGAACATATTATCTTATAACTGCTAACTCAGGAATAGGTAAGAGTAAATTAGCTAGATATTTATTCTTGCATCAACCTTTTGAATTTGTAAAAAATAATCCTGATAGTAATATCAAAGTAGATATTTTATATTTTACACTAGAAGAGAGTAAAAAGAAAATTATTCTTTCAGAAGTATCTAAATATCTATACACTAATCATGATATTATTGCTTCAGTGAAGGATTTACAATCAATAGGTAGATACAATACTTTATCTAGAGATATTATTGAAAAAGTGGGAGAAGCAGAAAATTATGTAAATGATTTTTTAAAGTCTATACACTTAATTGATAATATCAGAAATCCTACTGGGATTTATAAATATGTTAGAGATTTTGCTTTAGAAATTGGAACATATTATGATAAACAGTGTAGACCTTTTACACCTGATATGCTTATGGATGTAAAATTAGGTAAAGGAGACACTTTTAAAAAAGTAGACCATTACAAAACACACCATCCTAATCACTATGTAATTGTAATTGTGGACCATATATCCCTTCTAGATTCAGAAAAATATAATGATAAATTTTTGAGTACTATGGAAACTATGGAGCTTTATTCTAAAAAATACTGCCTCCATATGAGAGATAAATTTGGTTTTATTCCTGTAAATGTACAACAACAGGCTGCAGACCAAGAAAAAGTACAATATGATTACAGAGGTGTATCTGTAGATAAGAAATTAGAACCTAGTTTAGCAGGTTTAGGGGACTCAAAGAAAATAGCTAGAGATGTAAATATTGCATTTGGGTTATTTTCTCCTGATAGATATTCTATTGAAAAATGTTATGGGTATGAAATTAACAAACTAAAAGATAATTTTAGATTACTCACTATCCTAAAAGATAGAGATGGACCATCTAATAATAAAGTTCCTCTATTTTTTAATGGAGCAGTGGAATTTTTTAAAGAATTACCTAAACCTGATGATGCAGTAGGAATGACCAAGGTTTATAAATATCTACAAGAAATAAGAAACAAAAAATAAGTAATATGTCAAATTCAATTATGGTCTTGGGTAACTCAGGACAAGGAAAAAGTACTTCTTATCTGCCTAATGCAGAAATTGGTATTGAGGGATTAGACCCTAAAGAGACATTCCTAATTAATGTTAGGAATAAACCTCTACCAGCTAGAGGGTGGAGTAATATGTATAAATTACACCATCCTAAAGAAAATCCTGATGGTAATATGATTTGCACTGCAAATTATGAGACTATCAAAGCTTATTTGCAAAATATTCCTAAAAAAATGCCTCATATTAAAAATATTTTAATTGATGATGCAAATTATTTAATGTCAGGAGAATTTATGCAGAAAAGTAATGAAGCAGGATTTCAGAAATACACTGTAATGGCTAAAAATTTCTATGAAATAATAGATTTAGGTACAGCTCTACCTGATAATATTAATTTTATAGTAATAGCACATACAGAGGTTACAGATGGAACTTATGGTATTAAAACTATTGGAAAACTTTTAAGTGAAAAAATTAAACTTGAAGGTTTAGTTACTTTTACTCTATTTACTACAATAAAAGTAGGATATGAGGGAGGAACTGAATATGGTTTTATTACTAATAGTACTAGAGATGAAAATGGTGTTGTAATACCAGCTAAAACTCCTGCTGGTTGTTTTAATGAACTAGTCATTAAAAATGATTTAGGTTATGTAGTAAAAGAAATAGAAAAATATAACAAAGGAGAATAATATTAACTTTTAAATTTTTTAAATCATGCGAGAAATTGTAAAAATTGTTCCTAGTGAACTAAGACAAAAAGTAGAGTCAGGATGGAAATTAGACCAATTAGCACAGCATTATGGACTTGCTAAAGCACAAATGAAAAATGCATTAAAACAATTAGGACTAAAAATTAGACCTCTTAGAAGCCCTGCATTTACATTTGTAGAAGAAGAAGTACATGATGCTCCAGCTCAGCACATTACACCTGAAGAAGTTGCAGAACCTCAAGTAAATCATGAAGAAAATGCAGGTTCTTTTGAATTACCTTCAATAGAAAATGCTACAAGTTCTGAAACAGAATCTTGGTAATTTCTTATATTTGCAATACAATAATTTTTAATTAAAAATCATATAAAATGTACGGATTAGTAAAATCAAGTGAAGAGTTTAAAGGCTCAGGGGTTTGGCAATTTGGTCTTAACCAAAATGTAAACATGGTTAAATTTGAATTTAACCCAAATGGTGGTAAAGATGGTGCAGAAGCTAACTGTCTAGATGTAGTTTTCAAAAAAGGAGAGGGCGAAACTAGACTTAGAATCTATGAACCTGATGTACTTTACAAAGATAATGTTCAGTTAGATAAAAACTCTGAAGATTACAAAGCTGAATTAGAAAAACAAACTAAAATTATTAGTGCTGTTATCTGTGATATTGTACTTTGTTTTGTATCTCCTGAACAATTAGAAAAAGCTTTAGCATCAGGTGTATCTGATTTTAAATCTTTTGTTCAGAAAATGGAAACTGGAATTAAGAAAAATCCTGATTGGGATAAGAAAAATCTAGACCTATTTATGCAATATTCTTACAATATTAGACAAGGTCAGAATACTACTTTCCTAGAAGTTCCTAACTATAAAACTTCTTATCATGGATTATTTATAGTACCTACTATTCATACAGGTTGGAAAGAAGTTAAAACTGAAACTTCTTTAACCTATGTAGATGATAAAGGAGAACAACACCCATTCAAAAGAGGAAGTTGGTTCTTAGGTTCTAACTTTGCTAATAGACAAACTTTAGAAGGGGGTAAAAAAGAATCTAAAGTAGATTTTGGAGATGATTCAGATTCTACATCAGATGATATAGATAGTGGATGGTAGTCTAAAAAAATGTATACTTATAAGAGACTAAAAGCAGATTTAACAATTTCAGATATTCTTTCTAGAGTGTCTGAAATTGATGTTTTTAGTTTTTTTATGAATGAACCAATAGAACTTGATGTCAAGATTTATAAAGCACCTTATAGAGAAGACCATAATGGTACTTGCTATTTTACAGAATTTGGTGAAGATGATGAAATAAGATTTATAGATTTTGCTCTTGGAATGGGTTATCATAGTGTAGATTGCATAGAATTTGCAAAATTATGCCTTCAAATAGACTTTTATAGCACTTTAGAATATTTGTGGGAAGAATTAAAACTTTATGAAAAAAAACCTAAATTCCAAGTAAAAAATATACAAACTTATCATACAAACCAAAATACAGCTGACTTTAAACACAGAGAAATAAAATTTGCTAGAAGAAAATTTGATAATAGGGATAAAAAATTTTGGACTCAATATGGAATCTCTAAATTCCAGCTTATTGAGGATAAAGTTGTTCCTATTTCTGCTTATCAAGTTTATTCTAAGAAATTAAATAAGTATGTAGTTATAACATGTAGTGACATAACTTATGCTTATACTGATTTTAAAGATGGTAAAGTCAAAATATATAGACCATATAATAAAGAATTCAAATGGACTACTAACTGTAATATGAATGATATAGGTTGTTATGAAAGTTTAACACAAACTGGTGAAAAGCTAGTAATAACAAAATCATATAAGGATTGTAGAGTTCTTAGAAATATTGGTTTAAACTCTATATGGCTGCAAAATGAAGTTGCTATTCCTAGTAGAAATATATTTGAAGATTTATGTAAAAGATTTAAAAAAATCTTTGTAATTTTTGATAATGATTCTACTGGATTAGCATTTTCAAAAAAAATTGTAGATACAATAAATTCTATTAAAGCTGGAGTAGCTATAAACTCGTCTCTGCCTGTATATTATTCACTAGAAGGAATTAAAGATAGTTCTGACCTAGTGAAAAATAAAGGTTTAGAGGAACTGACAAAATTTCTTAAATTAAATCAAATATTATAATTAACCTTTTAAAAAATTTTTTAAAAAATGAGAACAATCACATTCGCTTCTACAGTAGGAAGCATTGAACCAGTACAAACTTCAGCTGTTTATTTCAAAGACATCTTTGATATTCTAGATTCTAAAGGTATTAACAGAAACAACATGAGATTATTTATTGCAGGGTCTAACCTTGAATTATCTCATGCTGATGCTAAATTACCTGAAGGAGATTTTAAATTAATGATGTTTGCTAAACAATCAAAAGCAGGTTCTACATCTGCTTTAGATGCAATTTCTGTATTAGAAAACAGAGTAGAAAATATTAAAGATATTATTTCTAACTTAAATGAGGAAATTGAAAGTTTAGATTATAGACTGTATGAATTAAAAAGAATTGTAAGAGAAAATACTGAGAACACTTCTTATGATTCTAGAAGAGAAGATTCTTCTGTACAAGAAGCTAGAAGCTATGAAAGAGACTTTTTGAATGGTCTTGATTAGTATATAGATTTTTAATTTAACATTAAGTGGGAGGTTCTTTTGAGAATCTCTCACTTTTATTTATTTTAATAAATATGGAACTAGAAGAAATTTTAAAAAACAATCTAAATAACAATAAGGAATTTATTCTAGAAGAACTTAAAGAGGGTAGAATCACTTTTGATACAGGTTATTTCAGTAACTATGAAAATCTTTTCAATAGTCTTTTTGAATTTTTAAAATTTCTTAGTGAATGGTATCCTGGAAGAGTAAATCTAAATCTGATGAAAGGTTATGAAAATGACCCACATATTATAAGCTCTATAAGTGTATACATAGGAGATTTCACTATTGTAAATAATTTAGAACAAAGTCACCCTATTAAAGATTTATATGTCAGAATAAATATTCATAAATACAGAAATGAATATCTTTATATTGGTAGTTTAGATTTAATGAGAACTACTTTAACTAGTAAAGAGTTAGTTTGTGGTTATGTGCATAGTCATGTAGGTAATAGAAGAGATATTTTATCTGACATAAATAAAGGTAAGGATGTAAGTCTTACTTACAATAGTATATGTTTAGGAAATAATCCCATAAGAAACTATTTAAATAATAAAAGATTAGATGAATTTACTAGAAATGATTTTGAAGGTTTTATGATGCATCTAATGTCTATATTGACTTATGAATCAATAGAAACTAATCCTTATCTGTATTTTGTAGATGTTTACAATTCTACATTATTAGGAGCAAATTTTAGAGTATTATCTTATAGTAGTTTAAAAGATAGTATATATACTATAATAAAAAACTTACCTAATTATACTGATAATTTAGAATTTGATGTAGATAGAACAGGTATAATTTTAAAAAAATCACAGAAATTAGAAGATTTACTACTAAAAGTGGTAAAAGATATT